ATCCTCATTTCCCTCGTTTCCTTCATTTCCCTGATTGCCTTCATTGCCATCTTGAATTTTTAAATTTTTTTTATTATTTATTATTTTGTCCAGATTGTGTTGTGTATGAGGTTGTGTATGAGGTTGTGTATGAGGTTGTGTATGCTGTAAATTATTATTTGATGAAGTATTGTGTATCGTTTGAGACACATTAGATATTTCCAATGATATGGGTTCTAAATCTTTTGTTTTTTCGTTGTCGTTGTCGTTGTCGTGGCTGTGGTCACGTTCCGTGATGGAAACAGGTGGTGTTGCACTGGACTGTATATTTTTTTTAATAAGACATGACTGAAAGACAGGTTTATTTGACATAACAAGAGCTTGACGTAAAATAATCTCGAACTGAAAACTTTTAGATGTAAATTTTATGCCTTGTATTTCTAAAACTGTTATTAAATCATTTTCAGGTTTTATGTCATCTAGGGATAATTTATTTTCACTTTCGTCGAACACGAAACATGTAGGCATTTTTACAAGATTTTTAGATGGTGCTATACTGGCTCGTAGTAAATAGTATTTGCCTGCTTTAAAAGGTCGCAAAGTAGCGGCAAAAGCGTTCTCTATGTCATTTTGGTCAATCTCGTTTGTAAACCACGAGTTCCTTTTTTCGTGGATTTTTTCTACACACGATTTTTCTAAATTTTCCATAAACTCTATAAATGTAGAATCATCTGATGAAAACATAAGGTCGATGTATGATTTTTTTCCAGATGAGGATACTACGCCTTGTTTAGAAATACATTTAGGTGTTTGCACATAAAGTGCATCATTATTTACGTTTAATTTTGTAAAGAAAGAACCACCTTGTAGCGACTCAGGATGAGTTAAAATAAATTTACTAAAATCAAAAGTATCATATACTGTGCATATATTGGAGGGAGAATTAATATCCATTTAATGCTTAAGGAGAAAATATAGATAATAATAACACGCAAAAAATGTATAATAATTATATTTCTATAAATTAATTAGTAATATTTAAATAGTTAGAACACAAAAGTAAAAATGAAAGAAACAAAAGATATAAAAGACAAAATTACTGACTATTTTTTAGATTTTATTAAAAAAGATGAAGTTAAAAAAGAATTAAAGAATTTATTTAAACCAATTATTAACTTAATATTAGAAGAAATATATCCGTATATTTATTTATCATTACTTCTAGTTATAATTAGTTTTTTTCTAGTTTTAGGAATATTTATAATGTTGTTTAAAAGTCACAAAATTACATAATATACAACTATTATCTAAATAATTATTTTTTTCTTTTTTTCTAATTAGATAGTATAAGATATAAAATATGACAAAGTCTAGAAAAAGTTGCGGTAGAAGTAGAAGCAGAGGCAGAGGCAAACGAGGTGGTTCAATGGCTCCATTAGCTTCAGGGAATTATCCAGGAAGTACAGTCAGCGGTGGGCAGTGGTCTACGTCTGTTGGAGGCAACCCTGTAGCCCAAGCTGCGAATAATTTTCAATCTCTTCAAGCAAAGTTTGCAGTCGATTCTGGTGGCGCTGGCGTAAATCCCATGTTAGCTAGACAAATGATGAACGGACATGCTATGGGTCAAACCGGTGGTGGTTCTCGTCGGCATAAACGTCGTGCTATGAAAAATGGTTCTAAAAGAATGCGTAGAAGTCAGTCGCAGGCACAGGGACAGGCACAGTCACAGTCACAGTCACAGGGACAGGCACAGGCACAGAGCCAGTCTGGTGGTATGTTTGCAACATTCGGAGCCTTATTGAAGGAAGCTCTTGTCCCTCTTGGGTTGTTAGCTGCACAGCAGGCATACGGAAGAAGTTACGGAAAAAAAAATAGAACTAGAAAGAGCAGGAAATAAACGCTACGTATATTTAGTTATGTATAAAGTAGAATATGTAAAGTTTAAGTATTTAAAATAATATGTAAAAATAGTTTAGATATTATTTGTAATAATATAATAGATACTTGCATTCTTACTATTGACGATGAATAAACCTCCAGCTACGAATACAGGTACAGGCACAAGTCATTTAGACAAAACGATTCAAAATTGGGTTGAATTGGACAATGAACTTAAAAAGTTAAACGAAAGAGCAAAAGATATAAGGACACGTAAAAACGATATAGAAGATAAAATAATGACGTATGTTGAAGATAATAATATGAACAATAGTGTTGTAAATATAACGGATGGAAAACTTAAATTTTGTGAGACGAAACAGACATCACCGCTTACCTTGGGGTTTTTGGAGAAATGCTTAAGTGAAGTTATTGCAAACCAGGGACAAGTAAAACAAATTGTAGACTATATTAAAAGTAAACGCGAGACAAAAATGGTTCCTGAAATTAAAAGATACTATAATTAATCGGGTATATTAGAATTAGTTAAAATATATTGAACTAATTTATATACATAATATAGGTAGAGTTTTTACTATGAGCGAATATCAATCGGGAGGTTCAAGAGATAGAAATAACGACTTGAAACTATTTCCTTTGCGCAACGAAGACCTTGTTTTTAGTAAAAATAGCGATGGTGTATTAAGCTGTGGATATAAAGTAAGCAACGCTCTTTTGAACGCTACTCTTGGTATGCCTATGGCTGGTGGTGGTGGTGGTGGTAACAAGTCTCCAAAAAAAGAACACAGTAAAGGTAAAAAACACGAGAAACAGGATAATGAACCAAAAACTGCAAAATTAATGGAAGATTTAGTTATTCCATCTAGTTTATACTATGGTAAACCTGTTGGCAATAGTAAAGTATTTAACTATAAAAAAGGTAAAAGAGACAAAGGAGACAAAGGAGACAAAGGAGACAAAGATAAAAAAGGTAGGGACTCCGCTAGTGATAATGAGAGCGACGATGATGTCATTGAAGAGTCACTATATGATAAGTTATTATCTTTAGTCAGTCTTGACAAAAAAGTAAAATATGATAAAAAGACGAGAAAACATAGTGACGAAGCGAATATCGACAAAAATAAAAACAAAACCAAAAACAAGAACAAAAAAACTAAAAAAGTTAGGTTTGCAGTGTAATGTATAGTGTATATACCACCAAGTAATTTAATAATTTAATAGAATATTATGCACCTTGTACAATATTCTATTCACTTTTACTATTCACTTTTATTTATATATTATAAAATGCATCGTGGGAATAAATATAGACGCTTCTATTAAATGCATTTTCATTAATTTTGGTAATAAAGTTTTTAGATTTATTAAATGGCGCTATGTGTAAATTTTTCTCAGAAAAATTCCATTTATCGAAAATATCCGTATTGATATTATTATTACAACTTGTTATTAGTATAAAATTAAACTTATTTTTAATGTTCTCAAAAATGGTAAGTATTTCTATATTTTTTAAGTGAAAAATAACATCTCTAATTATGATAACTGATGAAAAATCCATGTCTTTAAAACTTACCAAGTCTTTACACATGAATGTATGCATCGGATAGTTTATAGAGTGAGATTCTATTATGCTTTGAACTATATCAACGCCTGTATAGTTTAGATTTTTGTCATGAAAGAAATTTGTTTTAGAAATCCACGTTAAGTCACCGCATCCTAAATCTAAAATGGATGAACACTTACTTTTGTAAATAAATTCATTCAGTAATTTTGAACAACTACTAGCATTTTCTAGTGAAGAACCGGGACCTGATAAAGGTATAGTAGGGTCACCATTATTCCATATTTTTTTTGAATATATGCTCTCGAATATAATTTTATTTTTATTCGTATTCATATTTTCAAGTGACTTATTTATAAAATAATTTAACGGCATATTACTATTTAATATTTCTATTTCTGTTTTATCTTGTAATTTTTTATATACCGAATTTACTAATACGACCAATGGTTGATATTCCCGAATAATATTTTTATAACTATCGTATGGTTTACAAACAAATTCTTCTTCACAATTTTCGCACCTTACAGGATATAAATTATCTAATCCACTGAATATATGATAGTTGTCGTACAAATTTGGATATTTATTTTTCATATTTTCAAGCATTTGATTGCCAATATCAGTCCATCCAATATTCCCTTGTTTCTTGTTTAATAAATTTATCATATTATTTTTCCACCCAATCATTAATGGTGTATTTGGTTTGCTACCAAAAATCCCATTCCATAAAATATCACTATTTTCTGTTATAAAAAATCCATTTTTATTTTCAACTAGGTCAAATAAATCATCTAATGCATCCATTACTAGAGTATCACTATCTAACCAAATACCCCCATAGTCGCAAATAACATTAACTCTTACATAGTCTGCTTGATGTGCTGGACATAATTTATTAAAATAGTTTGGTATATATTTTATATACTTTTTTATAGTATTTGGTGTAATTAAAATTACATTATATCCCTTTTTATTTGTAGAGTGTAAGTATATTATTTTTCGTAGTAGTGAAATAAGAGAATATTCTTTTCCGGTCCAATATAAATAAACATTTCTGCTTTCCATATTTATAATTATAGTTATAATTATAGTTATAATTATATTACATATTAATATAATTATATTACATATTAATATAATTATATAATACAAATTACAAATTCACTTGAAACTATAAGTTATAATTTACCCTAAAATACTCCAGCTATTTTTATTAAAGGGAGAAAGCAATATTTCTGGAACACGTTTCTTCCAGTATTCCAGTTTCTTTTGTAGTTCCATATCTTTCATACTTACAGGGTATATGGGAGTGTTGTTCATATTATTACGCTCAGCCGGTGTTATAATCGGTTTAAAACCATAACAGTTTACACCAAAGCGAGCATTAGGATTTCCTATTTTACCACCATTGATACCTGGTCTTCCACAGTCATTTTCGTGTCCTTCAATCGTCTGCAATTTATCCCATGTTTTTTTTTGCGTTGGGAAAAGCACCATTTGCCCATCGGACCACCCATAGTTGCACCATTCTGCGCCTTTATTGTACGCCTCTTCTACTTGATTATAAGTTGCTAGTTTTCCACCATAGGCTTGACATATTGCTTTTGAGTCGTCAAATGTAAAGTCGTTACTTGGAATATTAAATACTTCTTTTTTTACTTTCATCTGAGGTACTGCACTTTCACCGGGTGGCTTTTGAACCGTCAAATCTATTTTTGGTTTGTCCGTAAAAATATCCTTTATAGATGCTGTAAAATTAATATTAAAAAAATATTGAAAACCATTTATAATGATAAGAACAATAAAAATACTCCATAGTATTACTTCCAATGTTCTTTTTCCAGGTGTTTCGCCACTACCACTACCACTACCACTACCAGAACCTGGTGAGTCTCCTCCACCACCTCCATTACCTTTTCCTAAAGATGAAAATAAAACATAATACAAAATAGTTACAACAACAAATGCAAGTAAAATAATAATACGCGTTGTTGCACTAGACGAGTCTAGTTTATTGACGCCTTTTGTTGCTAAGTTAGTTATATATGATACTGGATTTCCTTCTATCCCTGTTAGTGAATTATAACTTATACTCATTTATTATATTTTCTATATAATTATTCTATATATATAATTCAACTAATTTTTTTTTCGATAAAAGAGACAATATGGCGTATTTCCACTAATTATATTGTCGTTCACTAAAATTTCAGTTACTTGTGTGTCATTAAAATTATACCATTTTCCATTCGAGTTTTTTATTGTAGCACTATAATGACCTCCATCAATTTGTCCATGATGATTACAAATAGCATATAAATCGTATATATATGTTTCTTTCGCATATCCTTCTACATATTTTGAAAAGTCAACATTGTTAATTGGAATATCTATAAATTGTTGATTCTTTTTACTTCGCCCTGTTATAGATGTTATAAATCGCTTAATATCAATTATCATTATATTTGGAAGACTCCAAAATAACATTCTCTTATTCACATTTTGTTTTTTATTCTCTTTTTCATTAAACCATGCATTTTCCCCTTCCAGTAACTCGCATTCACATTGTTTATCGAAACATTGAAATAATGTTATATTTTTATCCGTGTTCTTGATGTTTACTTCTTCTTTTGATGGAATTGGTAAATGTATTAACATATATGGTTCCGGGCGTAAACTCAAGTAATTTAAAGAGTCCGTATGACTTGCTTGTACATCTTTCTCTTTTTCGGAAATCGGTGTTAGTACAGATACATGTATTCCAAAAAATATGTTTAAAAACTCTGAATAGTCTTTTGTATATTGCGTCTTCATCATTTCATAACACGCCTTCCCCATTTCGTCTTTTTTTGTTTTTATATTTCCCTTAATGTCCATAATAACTTCGCGCGTTAATGCATTATGAAAGGAGTCAAATAGAAATAATAGAAACTCGGGTAAATCATTTTGCGACCACCCCGTAAATAAATCGCGGTTCGTAATTTTTGCAATACGCTGTATCGTATTTATAAAACGCCCTGGCGAAATAACACAGTTCTGACTCCACATCAGTTTTCGAAGGTCGTCCCATTCTACTAAAAGAACTGACTCCGGTTTATTATTCAAGTGTTTTTTATATTCCCCACCTCCCTTTGATAAAAAATCGTTTAATTCATATGTGTGTGAGAGACACTGTATACACGCATTTATAAAACAAGTGTTCCCTAAATTTGCTAGACCTGTTATACCTTTATCGTTATATTGAGAAAATCTGTTTTGTATACTAGGATTTTGTTCTGTCATTTTAGATGTTTATGTATTTTAATTATCGGATTGTATTGTTTTTAAATAGGTGTGGTATATATTATTAGAGCAAGTAGTATTTAATATTTAAATGCATTTAATATTTAAACATATGTAACATATATAAATATATAAATAAGTATATAACATTGACATGTCTAGAAGAGAAAATGAAATTAATGGAAACAATGAAAACGGTGCAAATAGTGTAAATGGTGCAAGTGGTATTTATTATGATGGTGATATAAGAAGATATAGTCGAAGACATTCTTATTATGATGATGCTTTTAATATGGATTTTGAGTATAGTTATTTTGATTTAATGAATAGTTTTGGAAGATTTGTTTCAAGGACTCAAGACATGTATTCCGATATGCAAACATGTATATCAAGTATGATTGAACTTCAGAATGAACGAAGGAGAATAGTCAATAGACGACGACAACAACATTTTCAAAATAATCGTGAATTGCATCAACGTCAACACATTGTATTTAATGATAGTAACGATAGTAATAATAATGATACTACTATTATAGAAGGTTCTCAAGGTTCTCAAAGTTCTCGTACTACGTCAAATAGTGATATACCTCCTGTTACTAGAGGAGTCAATAATGGTGTAAGAAATCCACTAGGATTAGGAAGAACATCACTACCAGGTTTATCAAGAAGTCCATTACTTGATATGGGTAATATTTTTTACTCGATACCTCGAACAGTTTTACTTAATCCTAATCCAAATCCAAATCCAAATACTACATTGAATAGAAGAAGAACCGGGGGATTAACTATTTCCGAAATAGAAGAAAATACCGAAATAATGACATATGGTTCAATCCCTTCTAATTATATTTTGAATACCGAATGTCCTATTACAAGAGAAACGTTTACACCTGAGTCTGTTGTCTTAACTTTAAAACAATGCAAACACTGTTTTGTTCCTTTTCGAATGATGACGTGGCTTGAAACAAATTCGACGTGTCCTTTGTGTCGCTCTAATGTTGTAAGAGCAGTTGAAACAACTACTACATCCAATAGTGGTGTAGAAAATACAACCAACGAAACTAATGCCAATAGCGCTAATGGTGCGAATGGTGCGAATGATGCGAATCATGCGAATGATGCGAATAGTGCGAATGGTGCGAATGGTGCTAGTAATCTTAGTATATCAGATATATTGAATACTCTTATGCAAAATAGTAACAACGATTTTGATAACCTCTCCGTAGACAATGTAAATGATAACTCTATCATGTTTTCGTTTGATATACCTAGAAGTCAATTAAGTGGACAAAATACAAATGGGGAAACATCTATTATTCCGCAAATTGAGAGGCTTTTTGCGAATACATTATCTAGAAGTAATGGTAGTAATAGTGGTAGTAATAGTACACATGATAGTACTCATGATACCATCGACGATACCAATTATCCGGAGGTAGATTAAAATACATATGTAAAATTGAACTACATAATTTGTAAAAATATAAATACAGCAGAAAAACAGAAAAGTTTCAGAACACTAATATCCTATGACAAGAAAGTCATTCTTTATGTATCCCGACAATAGCACCTATAACAGCAATACCAGCAATCGTGCAAATTCGACTACTCTATTAATTACTAACATGTTGTGGGAGTTCATCAGTTTTATATTCTATTTGTGCTGCCTTATCAAAGACGCGATTACGGTCCTGTGGTGGTTACTTACGATAATAATTTCATTATTCGGCTACTACTTGATGTGGATTACGCTACACTATGCTGCGGTTCATTTGTATCCTATGTATTGTGCCCCATTTACGATAACCGGATTTGTTCTCTCTCCGTTCATGGTGGCTGCACCACACTGCGTGGCAATGCGATGGTTAATTAGTGAAGGTTCAAAGGTCATAGTCACAATGTGGGTTTCAATCGGAGCATACGCAATTCACCACATGTTAAGGAGACCCAATAATGCATAGAATATAGTAGAATATATGTAAGCGATTGTTATGTATAAAAATAATATACTATCAATATATTATTTTTATTTCTATTTTTATATCTTCTTTATACATATCATACATGTGGTTTAATGAATCGGATATATTAAAACATTTCAAGTCGTTTTCTTTAATAGAGTTACAAGATTTAAATGGTTATGTCCTTCCTCATGCTGGAACAGAATATACAGGACAAATTATTGCACATACAATGCGTTTCAAACCGACAAAAAAGTTTTCAAAAGTATATATACTTTTTTATCCTGCAAACACTAGCAGCACCAGTACAAGTACCGAAAAAACAGCACATGAATATGAAGTCCCCTATAAATCATGTTTGACTGTTTTTGAAAAAATATGGAAAATAAATACGCAAAGTATAACCTTCATACCTTACAATATTGTAACAACAACACTACCAAGACTTTCACGAGAAGAATATAAAAAATCACTCATAATAGTATCTGCCGATTTTTCCCACTTTTTGGATTTACAAACTGCATATCAAGTAGAAAACTGTGCCGCAAATTCGATTCTTCATAATGCGTTGGGTAGTGGTAGTGCTAGCCCTCCCATAATGTGTACTGATATCATAGACCACCGCGATACATTCGTGCGTTTGTATTCTTTTTTGCCATTGAGTGTGCGACCTGTTCTTCAATGGGTTGGTCGAACGCGTAGTCCTGGTAAAAAGGGAGTGGGTTATTTATCTTTTTTATTACGCGATGAACATATTGTCGCAAGTAGTAGTAGTAAGCTACCAGACGGAATGTTTGTTACATGTTATGATACAAATATGACAGCACGAGAATGTTTAGGGAAATGGTTTGATGAGACAATGGGAATGGGGATGGGAATGGGGGATTTAAAAACTAGAGGCGCTACAGATGCGAGAGATTTGATGAAATTCGAAAATAAAAATAAAAATAAAAATAATAATAATAGTAAATGGTCTAAAAAGAAAGAAGAAGAACTTATTGAAGATGTTGTGGATAAAGGTAAAACTTTTAGTCGTCTAACAGGTGGACGTGATACACATGTGCCGATAAAATATTGTACAATTACTTATTTATATAGAGATAACACTATGCAGGTAGAGAAATTTATACGAGGCTGGCATGGGCTCCTCGCAAAAGCATTCTATTTACCAGATGTATTTTTAGAGAATACATTTGATAATGGGAAATGGATCACAGCAACCGACGATGAATGGACCCAAGATTATAATTTTAAACTGGACGATACTTTAGCCAGCTTAGACAGAAAAGCAGGTGTGCCTATCGGAACAAGTAGTCGTGGTGAAAAAAAATTATATACAAGTGCGTTGCGATATATTACACTTTAAATGTCGCCCACTACGTCTTCTTGAAGAAACTCATTATATTCTGATTCCCTTTTGTCGTATTGTCAATCTCTATCAAATATTCGTCAAACAATATCTTCTTCACCTCCTTATTACGTATATCCGCTATCTTCTTCTTTATTTTTTCATCACTCGATTCATCTTTCAATTTATCCACCCATCCATCAATCGTTCGCCTCAACCCCGGCACCTGTCTCTTATAACTCGGAATATTCTCCAGTACTAGTGCAAACACCTGTTGTATCGGTTTCATAATCTGATTCGTAATATAGAAAGCATAGTTCGGTTTAATTTTATTCGCCACGATAAAGTCAGGATGTTCGATTCTTTCGCCTTGTAGTGCTTTTTTATCTGGGTTTTGGATATAGACAAACGGGATACGGTCTCCAATGCTTGGTTTATTTCCTGGGTCACGCTTACCCATACGGTCGGCTAATACTTTATGCGCGATTTGTGCCGGGTTTTTATAGCCACTTCGCAGCGACTTTGAGATGATAAGTTTATCCATCGGAACCTTCTCATCTACCAAATTTTGTAATGATGATTTTAGAAACTTTATTGCCGTCTCCACGTTTTGTTCCTTCATCAGAATGTCGATCACGCCACCATAGATGTCTTTTACAATCGGCGCATTGTCGCGGCGCTTCAAGACAATTCCCATACTTTTGCGCTTCGGTTTTTCCGGTTTGTCCTCATATAGCATGCCAATATATCGCTTCTTCGAAAGGAGACAAAACGGCATCAGCGTCTTCTCATATACCCACGCATGCGGCGACTTCAAGAACTTCGTAGCAAGATGACCCACCTCTTTTGCAAACTCAATCGTAATCTCTAGTGCATCCTTTCCGCGAATTGGTTTGCCATCCGGTGTAGCAAGATTAAATGTGAAGAATACAGAATCCGTGTCACCATATATGTACTCAGCTTTCGTATTAACAAAACCGAATTTCTTCGACTCCACCTTCGCATCCCCATACACTTCCTCCACAATGCGTTTTCCATACGTTAGCAACTTACGTCCCGTCGCCGTCGTCGATGCCGCGATATCCACATCATAAAATGTACTCGTCTTTGCACCACATTGTCCATATAGTGAATTCGCCGTTACCTTATAACCAAGTTGTCGTTTGTCTAAAATATTCGCCATAAAGGGGTCCTCTGTTGCTTCGGCAAGTTTGCGCGTAGCTTTGCGGGCAGCGAGTAGTTCCTCGAGCACTGTCGGCATAATCGCTTTCACGCCATCCTTGGGCTGAGCAAATCGGCAAATTTTAGTACCATTTAGGGTTTTAATTGCACGTCCACGTTGATTCGGAACCCATTTATATGTATCATATGTCACATCCACGTATTCATAACCTGGCATATTATCATAGATATAATTTCCCGAGATGTCTTTTACGCCAGTTTCGCGAACAAGTTGTCCTGCCAAGTCGAACTCCTTCGTCCATACTTTACTATCCTGCGATAAATTCTCGCTAATCATAGAAGACGGATATAGAGACGAGTAGTCAAGACATGCAACAGGATTGTCCAAGTACAAGTTGCACTTCGGTGGAAGACAAATCGCGCCCTCATAACTCTCATTCCCGAAACTTTTTTCAATCACAGGCATCAGTGTGCGTTTCTCGCGACATTTTTTCGCAATAAAACTCGTCAGCTTAATGCTTTGTCCGCGCAATACGAGGAAACTAATCGGCACACTGCAAATCTTCGCCATCTCAATATATCCGGTCATGACATCGATTTTGTTCATAAGGTGATGGACCAAGTTACAATCCTGAATACAGTATTTCGCAATAATCGCGCGCTCGGCTGGTCCCTCATTTGTCATGCGAAAGATATCTTGCGGTGTTACATCGTCTTTTGCCAACCCCCAGCGCACCGACTTTGTCATATCTGGGCTCTCGTGTCCTTCAACCTCGAATGTTTTGTCGGCTGTATTGACATTCGCAACTTTGAATTTTTCGCCATCTTTATACATGTCCGTCGAATGACTCGACTCCTCAAAATGTACATAGTTTCCATTCTCAAGACCCATCAAATTCGAGCTCGTGACTTTTGTATTTCCATTCGGCAAGTGTTCGAGCTTCTTCACGCCGTCTCCAATAAAATACCCAGCGCAATAGTCTAACTTGTATGACGTCAAGTTAAAGTCGCGGCGGAAATAATTGTACAAGTCAATCTGAAGCCGCCCCTTCATTTCAATATAGCGCAAGTCATGTTGTCCGCTTGCAATGACGATACTGCTTTCCTTAATACATATCTTACCGGTATTATAGTCACGTGACCCGCAAAACTCGCCCTTATTTCGCGACAACTTGAGGAATTCGTTTTCGCATGAGTTTTCGAGAGCACGACGAAACATGAACTCAAAATCAAAACCGCAAATATTGTAGCCAATAATAATATCCGGATTTTCGCGCTGGATTATATCGGTCCATGCCAGCAACAATTCGCGCTCGGTTTTACATGTCTGAATCTCTGAATTAGCCACCTCGTTTGTTAGTGCGTCGCATGTATCGAGAACGACACAGTGGTTGAGATAGGGGCGTTTCTCGCCGTATGTGAGGAATGTCGAGCCGATAAACGTGACCTTGTCTCCTTCGACAGGTGGGAATATTTCTTGGAGTGAGATGTTCAACTTGTTGATTTTTGTTTCGCGGTCGATTTTGTCCAATGGTGATGTAATCAGATGAATGACTGTTTCCTTTTGTATGGGTGCCGGTGGAGGTTGTTTTGCTGCTCCCGCCTTTGTAGCCTTTTTCGGTTTTCCTTTTGCAGAAGATGCTGAGGAAGGAGAGATACCCGCATATGCCATCATTAATCGATTTGCCTCTTTGTCTTCTTTGTCTTCTTTGTCTTCTCCGTTTTCTTCATTGTCCTCTTTGTCTCCATCTTCTTCATTCTCAACAATATCTACATCTACGTATTCTTCTTCTTCGCCATCCTCACCATCTTCCGCATCACCACCATCTTCTTCATCGTGTGCTTTGTTACTTTCGGCAATTTTTTCAAACATTTTCTCAATCGTGTTGCTTTCCTTTAAGGCTTCATTCATTTTAAGGTCAGGAATATGAAACGAAACCCATACATCGAATAATGTAGCAAGACGCTGTTCTGATACTTTAAACTTTGTATAGATGCGGTCAATATCAGGGTGCGCCGGTGCGCCATAGCCAAATGCTGTAAAGATGAGTTGTTTCAAAAGTGCAGGAGTAATATGCTCCATTGCTTCGGCAGGTGTCGTCGCCCCAGTGTTGCGACAAATTGCATCACATACATCCACAATATTTGTAGCGAGTTTTTTATAGGTCTTGATTGGAATTGGGAAGTCTCCGTGACTACTGCTAGCTTCAATATCAAAACTGCATATCTTATAGGGCACAATCGTTTCCTTGTTGTTGAGCGGGACGATATCCGATGAGGCAATCTCATATTCATAATTACATGTCGTCGTCTTTAGAGCACCACGCGTCTGTTTCGCCTTCTTTGTCTCGAAACCAATCCAACCCGATGGACTTATATCATGAACGTGAAAGAATCGCAAAATAGGTGGAATATTCGCTTCATATATTTCCGTTCTTGTATTGAAATAAGGATACCCCTCTTTCTTCAAAAGTTGTTTCCCGCCTTTGTTCTTGAACCACATATTTTTCACCTTATTCATCGTCGCCACATTTTTGAACTTTATCAGAATAAACTTGTGTTCCTTCCCTCCATCAAACCCGTACAACTTTTTCCTCTTGATGAGTTTTGACTCCACATCTAAAATAGAGTTCTCATAGAACCTACCAACTTTCTCTTTTAAATGTGTAATAAACGCGCCCTTTTGAGGTATTGTCCATTCGTCGCCGACTTTGATATAGAAGAATGGTTGATAGTCGCGAACGAATATGGCACATGTTTCACCTTTTTCGTTTAGACCGAACATTTGAATTGTTGTGAACTTTTCATCTTTTTTATATTTTTTTTCGCCTGGAGTGTCGTCTTCTTCGTTTCGTCTCCAAGGTTCTTCTTCGTTGCCTCCATCTGCATCTTCGGCATCATCTTCTTTTTCGCGTTTTTCATCAAATATATTGAAGTCTAATAAACGGAATGAAGTGTCGTATTTCGGGGTCGTTTGCTTTTCGCTTGTTGATGTCATTTGATTTATTGTTGTTGTTATGATTTATGTCTAAAGATATGCTTGTTAACCTTGATGTGATGGTTGTTCTGTTTGTATATACCAAATTATGTTTATTATGTTTTCAATTTTTATAATAACCTAAAATAGAGGAAATTATAAAATAAATAGGACTATGATACAACTATGAGAACCTCTAACATCTGCATCCACGACCACGACTACGGCATTTATTAGTGCAGCAGAATCGTTTTCCTGTGCAGCAAGGGCAAGTAGAACGCTTGCATCCTCCGGGACATTTGCAAGCGCGTTTGCGTCCATGTGCGCGCATTTTACGCGTTCCTGCACGACGACTACGTTTGCGTCTTCTAGTTCCGCCGCCGCCTTGTTCTGTTGAAAATTGAATACCTTCATACGCTCCGCCACCTTGTTTTTTACCACAACCACAACCGATCATTTTATGTTATATAGTATGTCTATATAATATAAATAGTAAAATAGTAAAATAATAACAAAGTAAAAAAAAATATTTTAATAGTATATAAATAAAATGTTTACACCATATGATTTCTCTACTGCGCTAGTTTTATTTAGCATACTTTATATGTTTTACCTCCATTATATTCAAACTATGAATATTCCTAACTCTATTATTATTATGCTCACTATAGGTTCTCTACTTTCCGCTGCGTCATGCAAAATGAAACACCCTTACCCATTTTTTAACGCTAAAGTATTCAACTATATTATCACAATATTTGGTATTGTTATTATTGTTAGACAATACATGTAAGTATCGTGTTATCGTGTTATCGTGTCACTCTGTTCTCTGCAAAATACAAAATATGTGCATATGCATAGTAAACATATTTTGTATCACCTTATGCGTCGCATGTTGCATTAGTCCGTATTTTTGTAACATGTTAACAAACGCGCTGATGGGTCCTTCTCTTCACAAAACGGGTGTCGCCAAAAATACGGGATTGTTTGCTCACACCCTGGATAGAGTCTTTCAAAAACGGTTCTATAGTAATAACTCTCTTTATCATACGGCACATTATGTTCCGTCTTTAAGTAACTATTTTTATATGTATTGTACTCTTCATCCGTAACCTTTGTATCAACATGGTCTCGAATAATTTGAAACCAACTTCGCTGATGTCCGCTCACTCCATCGCTAAACGCCTCCTTTCTGCGCCACAGGATATCATCCGGCAATAACCCATCAAACGCCTTCCTAAAAATATACTTCTCGATACGCTCATCGTTAAACATCTTGTATCGCGGTGGAATACCCATCACATATTGCAGAAACTTCTTATCCGCAAATGGTACCCGTGCCTCCAAACCCGCACCACTAATGCTCTTATCGGAACGCAGCAAATCGAAATAACAAACATCGCGAACCATGCGCTCATTTTCGCGCTTGAAGTCTTCGTCATTTTGCGCTTTCATAAACCCGCGATATGACCCGAAAATCTCATCCGACATATCCCCGCAATAAATAACACAGTCATCTGTATTTGCCCCAATATACTTACTCACCAAATAGTTTGGCACCGATGCCCGAACTGATGTCGTGTCATAGCTCTCGATTTGTCGCACCGTTTCTTCAATCGCTCCCAGAAATTCCTCCTCTGTAAGACATACTTCGTGGTGATTCGTCCCCAAATAATCCGCCACCTTTCGCGCCCATATCAAGTCCGTCGACCCTTTCAAGCCGATACTATACGTATTCAAATCTTTTGCAGGTATGTGGCGACACATGATTGCCACGACGGATGAACTGTCCAGCCCTCCCGAAAGAAGCGCACCTACTTTGCGGTCGCTCATGAGGCGTTTCACGACTGCCTCTTCGAATAGGACGGCAATATTCGCGCAAATACTTTCTTCCGTATCTTCAACGGTGGGATAGTTGTATACTCGGTCGGTTTGCCCCGTCAAAACATCATACGTAATAGATACGTTTTCGTAGTAACTATAAAAATTAAAAAAAGGAGTGTCGGTATTGGTATTGTCAAACGCGGTGGTCGCGGTTTTAGAATATACAGCATAACACCCAGGTGGAAATTGTTTCGCATTGGGTCGAAAACACTCGCTGATTCCTTTCAGTTCACTCGAAATAATCATAGCATTGCTATATTTGTAGTCGTATCCCGAAATAAAAAGCGAACGTACACCTACGGGGTCGCGAGCTACGTATGTCGTACTTGTATCATAGTCGTGCAAAACAAACGCGAATACACCGTCCAGGCGCTGCAACATGTCGCGGATACCCAGTTTTTTATAAAGATGAATAATAATCTCGCAATCTGATTTGCTCTTGTACTCTTCCTCGAGACCGAATTCCGTTATAAGACTGCGAAAGTTGTATATTTCTCCATTGCAAATAAGACGACAATTTTTTATAAAAAATGGCTGGTTGCTTTCGGGAGTTTGTCCGTTAATTGCAAGACGATGAAACCCCCAAAAACACGCATAGTCATTTGAAAATTGTCTGTCATTTAGAAAAATACTATTGTCGGGTCCGCGATGAGAAATTTTGCTGAAATCGGTTTGGTACGATTTTATGATTTCTAATATAGATTCATTATACTTTTTTAATGTATCTTGGTTGAAAAAGTTTTGAACGAAAAATATACCGCACATGGTGTGTAAATGCAATCGGGTAATGAGTATATATTATTATTTATTATCTTTAACCTGTTTTTTAAATATTATAACAAAACAAAATATAATATAGTAATATAGTAATATAATAATAGTAGTACATATAATATACTCGTATGGATTCTGTTTCGCATGTATATAGTAAACCCCGAATGCATGGTGTTCCTGATAAATTGTATTTGTGTCAATTTGAGAGACAAGATGAATTAAATGATAGAATATCGTCTAGAAATATTCCATCTGCACCGCTTCAACCGTTTTTTACTCAGGTGCCCGTGTCTACGAAATATGGATATATGCCTATTTTAGACCAACATAAACCAGCGACGGTACCTTTTAACGAATATCCTATTTTTAGTCCTCACGTGACGTTTAACCCTGGAAATAGTATGGCTCCGTGGACTGGTTTTGCGAATAACGTGAATGTCGAGTCTACATTGCGTAGACAATTTTTTGGTCTACAAAATTGTGACCAATCCGAGTATGTCCCCTCTTCAACCAGTGACCTTTATAACGTATACGTTCCTCCTAGCCCTGTAAAACAACCCTTTCCTAATTTATTTAAGAGGGAGATTTTTGACCATTGCAACCCTAATCCTAATAATTTAGGGAATAATTTTTTTAATAATAGTACTAGGATGGAGAATAAAGATATTGTACCTGAAGAAGAGAAACAATTCTATAATGAAGAACCGACCGTCAATCGTCAACAACCAACCGTCAATCGTCAAAAGTCGACCATCAATACCAAGTAACTGATATTTTGATATTTTGATATTTTGATATATTATTTATAACACGAATCGTGTTTAAAATAATATTATTTTATATGCATTCATGATAAATGGAACAACAACAACAAGAACAACAGCAACAAGAACAACAACAACAACAAGAACAACAAAATCATGCACCTACTATGGTGTCGCATGTTGTAAAACCAAACAACCCTGCAACTATAAACAACATAGACAGTGTGAATTATATTACTCTTGAAACTATGGCGAATTCGGATACATATAACAAGTATTTAAAAAAGAATAACCTTGACCACGATACGGTATTGAAGAGTGAAAAAAAGTTTTATAGGAAACGTATATTAGCAATGGTGAAAGATATTTTGTATAACAACCTTGATAATAATAGTGACTGTCCTGTGAATGATGTTGTAATAAATGCTTTTAACACGTTTGCGCGTTTATGTGTTTCGCATTTTAAATTTAAAGATACCATGGATAATATACAGGGCGACTATAAATGTATGAATCTACTTGATAAGTCGAGTACGAGTACAGGTGAACAACTGGGTGAAGAGAATGAAGGGTGGTCAATAGATGATGCAAATAAACTGTGTATGAAACAGATAGACAAAAAAGTTATCACCATGGATAATTTTGTTACAAAAACGTCACCACCGCAAGATGAAATGATACTACCTAAAACAAAGGAACTTAACTTGAAAGACCCGAAATATAAAAAGAAAGATATTAAAAAGTCGAATAAAAATAATATAAAAGGACAGAAGTCAAACGAAGTAATTGATTTTATACTATCTAAAACTGAATAATTATTAATATAAAAATATCTTTTTGTATTATTTTTATAATTATTATGTTTACTACTAATAAAAATTAAATATAATTATTCAAGATTTAGTATATATGAACTATCAATATATTACGTCAGTTATAAACAACTATAAAAATATAATAATTATAATAGTTTCACTAACTATACTATCGCTTATTAGTTTAAATATACACCTCATTTATAAAAGTAATAACGACTATAGACATAAAAATTCAGATTCGTTATATGCACACTTTAGCATGATAGATAGATATAATTATTTTATTTTTCCAAAGCTGTTACTTACTCATCCCGTTAAATACACATTAAAAGAAGGACAGTCACTATATATACCTAAGCAATGGTGGCACTGGGTAAAAACAGTTAAAAAAACATTTGCTGTTAACTATTGGTTTGATAACAAATTAATACAAAACCCCTTTATTTTTAAACATACAATTGACTATGATATAAACTTGTTAAATGATGAAGTAGTAAATGTATGGAAATCAGATGAAAATGGAGTATCATTTTCCCAACTTTTTAAAGAATTTTATAACTCTGGTATAGATAACCGATACGTGTTAACACTGAGTAACTATGATATAGGGGATAAAAATGAAAATATTAAAAATAAAATAGCTAAAAATATTATTTTTCCTAAAGATAGTAGAATACAACAAGGTGTTAGTTATAGTTATAATGTATGGATATCTAGTAATAAACATGATACAGGTTTACATTATGATGACGAAGATGGCGTACTTACAGTTATAAATGGGGAAAAAGAAATTATTCTATTCCCCCCATCGGATTCAAAATATCTTTACCCTTATGAGACGGAATACAAGTGGAAAAATACTAATAATGCGGCAAATTTTAGATACAATAGTTTCTGTTTTTTTAATAAAGTTCGAGGTGTATCTTCTGGAGAACTTTTGTATATAACATGCAATAATGATAAACGTGTTTTAAATAATATTTCCAAACTATATAAAAATAATAAACAACAAAATTTAGTGTGGGGGTTTAAAAAAAATAATAATGATGATGATGATTATAGGTGGGAAATATATAATTATACTCTGTATAATGACCCTATTCGTATAACATCTAGAGATATATATAAAAATAAATATGATATAGGTGATGAAGAACATTATTATTACAAAGAGGATGATGGAACTCCTGTTCAGCTACCATTCTGGGGATATGGTAAGTATAAAAAGAACAATATAGTATACGATGAAAGCAAGATATTTGTGATTGACTATTATATGCCCTTTTATAACAACTACGATAACTATATGACAAAATTAGGTTATAAAGAAATTAAGGAAATATTTAAAGAAACAATACTTACTAGATATTGCTGTTATGAAATATGTATCCATAATAAAAAACCAAATCAAATATTTGTTCAGTATCTTGGAATATCAAATCAAGATTTTTTGGAATTCTTAAAAACAAATTCATATCCAAACTATATTATTGATTTTGTTACAACCAACATAAAAAATGGAACATATAATATAAATAATGAGATTACTATTGTATATGACATGATAACACAGTCAGTAATTCGAACAGGTTTTTATGGAGTAATATAAAATAGAAGAGTTTAATTACTATTTGTATATATTAATTATATCGAAATAATATATACATTGTTATAAAATATAAAATACAATATACAAATAGACAATAATGAAGACAAGAAAAATACAGAATATTCTAAAATTTGTAGATAAAAATTTGAAATTTAAGTCGGAATTTAGAGGTAAACGACTCTCGTCAAAAACAATTAAATATAAAAATAAAAATAAAAATAAAAA